ATTTCCTCAATACCTATCCGAACTAAAAAGAAAATCATCTACTCATAGGTCTGTATTAGCTCAGAAAGTTGTATTTACTGCTGGAGCTAAATTTGTTTGTAAAGATGACACTACTAGAGATTTTATTAAAGATGTAAATGCTGATGGAGAATCATTGAGAGATGTATTCAAAAAATTAGCAGATGACTATTATACATTTGGTAACGCTTATGTAGAGGGTGTTTTATATGATGGAGGTATAAATCTTTATCATGTAGACGCTACTACAGTAAGATTAGCTAAAAACAAAAAAGATGTTTATATTCATCCTGATTGGAAACACTGGAGAAGTAGAGAGGATGAAATACAAAAAATAGCTCTATATCCTAGAGTAACATCAAGTAGATTTGTAATGCAATTTAAAGATTATGAACCTACTTTTAGATTTTATGGTTTGCCTGATTATGTTGCTGGACTAGAACACATATCAGTAGATTATGAAATAGGATTGTGGAATAACACACAATTCCAAAATGGATTCCAACCTTCAGCTATCGTAGAGATTAATGGCGATATGGGAGAAGAAGAAGCAAGAAAATTAGTTCAAGAAGCTCAAAAGAAATTTTGTGGACAGGGTAATAATGGTAAAATAATGTTTATCGTTAAAAATGGAGATACAGCAAATGCCAATGTTCAAATATTAAAAGATGATAGAGATGGTAGTTGGATGGAGCTTCAACAAATAACTGACCAAAATATTATAACTGCTCACAGATGGCAACCATCTTTAAGTGGTATTGTAAGTTCAGGTAAAATGAATAATACAGGAAGTGAGATTAGAATATCTTATGACTTAGTTATGACTACTGTAATTAAAGAAACTTCAGATTTATTACTTACAGGTATTCATAAGTTGTTATATCATGAAATGGGCTTTGACCCTAAGAATTTAAGGATTCATTACGAACCACCTGTTTCTTACGCTAATGATGTAGATATAAAACAAGTATTAACTATAAACGAACAAAGAGCTTTATTAGATGAAGATTTCCCAATGTTAGAAGATGGAGATATGTTCGTTGCAGACAGAGAGGTTATAGTTGTAGAAAAAGATGATGATGGAGATGGAGAATTAGATGAAAGAAAAGAAATAACAGTAGAACAATAGATATGGCGAATTTAAGACAATATAAACCACTTATAACAGCTGCTGAAGTAATCAGTAAATCTTTTACTAACGCTAATACCGACCCTTATCTTATAAGTGATAATAATTTAATTATAACTGAGTTAGCTCATGTAAAAGATAAGTTGGGAATAAAATTTTATGGAGAGTTAAAAGAACAGCATAACAACGGGACACTAACAGCTAATAATAGCACATTTTTAACAGACTATCTTAATGATTGTTTAGCTTGGTTTACAAGATTTGAAATTATAAATGAGATTCAAATGAATAGCACGAGTATGGGTGTTGTTACAAGTATGGATGAATTTAGTAATGTTGTAAATCCTGACGAGTTAAATGTCTATAAACAAGATACTTACAGAAAAGCTGAGATTTTCTTGAAAGATTCTATAGAGTATCTTAATGGTTCTGACCAGTCTGGAATGTTCCCAACATATGAAACTCATAAACCTTGTAGAACGGGTGTTTGGAAGAATCATGGAATAATTATGTATGACAGTATTTATACAAATTCTAGAAATTGTGGTTATGGAGATTATGAATGCAATGATAGATATAATTGTGGATGTAATTATTATGAAGGTTATTACTATTAAAGATTAAAATTATGCCTTGTTTACAGTGTGAAAATAATTTATGGAAATTCGGAGAGACAGGTAGATGTCAATACGAAAGTAAATCTCAATGTGATGAAGCTAACGCTGATTACTACGCTGAAGAAACTTACAATGACTACCCTCAATCTGCTACTAATAACGCTAAAAGAGCTATAAAGTATAAAGAAGAAAACGGTAGCGATTGTGGCACAAGTGTTGGCTGGACAAGAGCTGGTCAATTAGCTAGGAGAGAAAGGTTATCAAGAAGCACAATAGCTAGAATGGCGTCTTTTAAAAGACATCAACAACATAAAGATGTTCCTTATGATGAAGGTTGTGGAGGTATAATGTGGGACGCTTGGGGAGGAACAAGTGGAGTAGAGTGGGCTATAAGAAAATTAGAACAAATAGATAATATTATGGAGTCAAAAATAAAGAACGATATAGACCATGACTATCACTTTCATTTCACTCAAGAAATGATGGAAGAACTACATGGTAATGGAGAGTTAGTTGTATTAGTAGAAGAAGATGACAAAGAAATGGTTGTTAAGTTTACTTATGGTAATGAGGAGGTTGAAACTGAAGATTACGAAATAGGAGATGATGAAATAATGGACTTAGCTAAAGAATTAAAAGATATTAATAATAAATACAAAAAAAATAGTTAATGGCTTCTAACGAACATAAAAATTTAAGCAACGCTAATCTTCATGTGCCATTAGATTTTAGTACGGCGAGTAACAGCACTGTTTTAACTAAGAACTCTGCGGGAGAATTAGCCTGGGATTCTGTAGGAAGTCTTAAAACACACACTGTTACATTAAGAGGATTTTGTGGGCCATCAAATTCAAATTATTATTACCCAGCAAACATGGATGTAAATAAAGATTTGGAATTTACAAAAGATTATGGAGCTTCTACTATTGACAATGCGACTGTTATAAGTGTTTCTAATATGTTAAGAAGCTCTATTTTTGTTGTTCCTGCAGATTGCACTATATCAAATGTTTATGGGTGGATAACAGGTAAGGACGCTACTGAAACTGTTACATTTGCCTTGGTTAAGGGAAGTAATGTAACTGCTGATTTAACAACCGAATTTCAGGTTGGAGCAGCTACTAATACTATGTTTATATTAGACGAATTTACAGCTTCTACTTATGCTAGCAATACTAAATTAGGAGTTGTTGATAACACATCTTTTGTTATAAATAGTTTGTCTAAGGGAGATTTTTTACTACCTATGATTAAACATCCTAGTGGAGCTAACGATACATATTTCAACCTATCAATAGAATTAAAATATAATATATAAAAAAGAAACAATGGACAAACCAGTATTAAACGAATTATATGAATTAAACGGAGAGGGAACTCAAACCGTTATAAACAATAGCTCAGGATTAGTATCAGGAAACTTTTACAAAGTTGTTTGGGCAAAAACAGGAACGATTACAACAATAACTATAGATGGACAGTCGGGAACCGCTTTAGATGGGGTTCAAGCTACAAGACATTTAGTTTTAACTAATGTTACTAGCTTAGAAATAGCTAGTGGAATAGCAATTGGATTTACTCATCCTTCAGTTCCAGGCATAGAATAAAAATAAAAAAATGGATAAACCAACAGTAGACGCCCTAAGAGAGCTTACGGGAGAAGGAGCTCAAACTATAATAACAGCAGCTTCAGGAAATTTAACAGGCAAAGATTTTTATAAGGTTGTTTGTATAACAGATGTTGATATAGACACAGTAACAGTAAATGGTCAAACGGGTACAGCTTTAGATGGATTAGGGGCTAAACGACACTTTATAATTACTAATGTAACTCAGATACAAATTGCTGAAGCAGACACAGGAGCGGTTGCTATAGGGTATACGAACCCTACGGTTCCAGGAATAGAATAATAATAATAATAAAAAATGAAGGGGGAAATGAAAGATAGTATTCAGGTAGTAGCAGCTAATGGAGGCGCTAGTGCTTTAACAATGACGGAGTGTAACGAGATATTAACTATGATTTCAATATCCCTAGCTATAGCTTTTACACTATATAAGTTTTACAAATTAAAAAACAAATAATATGGCAACTACAGTAACAGCCTCAACGGCAACAATAACAATATCAGAAAATATAGTTCTTAACGGAGTTTCTTATGGTAATTCAATAGACAAGTCTTTTGACAGTCAGGGAGAGGTTATACAAAGAATAATGAGCATAGCAACATCTTTTACAGATATTTTTCATACATCTACAGTAGATGGCAGGGGTCAGGTAGTAGCTGATGGTTGGTGTTATTTTTGAATAACAAATTTAGATGATACTAATTTTATAACACTTAGACTTTTTGATGGGACAGACTCTCAGTTTTTTAAAGTAGAGGCGGGAGAATCGTTTTTCTTAATGAGTCCTGATATTGATGTTGATGCTTCAGGAACAACATTTAACAGTTTTGCAGACATAACTCAGATAGCGGCTGATGCTGACACAGCAGCTTGTGATGTTGAGGTGTTAATGATAACAGAGTAGTGGCTAAACAATCGGGATTTGTATTCAGGAAGTCTAATAGCAAGAAGCGTAGGGGAGTTCATAGCAAGAACGCTTCTGTTGGTCAAAAAGGCTATAGAAAAAAGTATAGAGGTCAAGGAAGATAATATGAAATTAAGAGTAATAAGATTTAGTAGTGAAAAAGATTCTACTAATGGTCTTTTGTTTGATGTAACAGATGGTGTTAGGTTTTTGTGTTATACTTTAGAAGATGAGTATAGACCTATGGAAGAAAAGATTATAACAGAAACTAGAATACCAGAAGGCATATATAGAATAACTTTAAGAACAGTTGGTGGAATACATAATAAATATAAAAAAAGGTTCTCTGATATACACAAGGGAACTTTGTGGGTAAGAGATGTTCCGAACTTTGAGTATATACTTATACATTGCGGTAATACTGATGAGCACACTTCTGGTTGTTTGCTTGTTGGAGATACTCAAGTTAATAATCAAATTGAAAAAGATGGTTACATAGGAAAATCTACACAAGCTTACACTAGGATATATCCTGCTATAGCTAAAGCTTTAGAGGATGGTAAAGAAGTAACAATAGAATATATTAATTAAATAAATAAAAAATGGAAATTTTAAAAAAAATGTTTGGTTCAAGAAAATTTTGGTACACAGTGGGAGCTATATTCGTTCCTTTTATTGCAGCTAAATTAGGATTAACAGAAGTAGAAGTTGAAAAAGTTTATTACGCAATTCTCGCTCTTATC